TTCGTTAGGGAGCCAATATTCAGCACACCACGAGCGATTGAGAAGTTATCGATAATACCAGATGCCTTTGATATAACACCTGTTACCTTCTCACCTTCTGCCCAATCACCGTCATAGTCAACGATCTTAAGAATCTTAGGACCAATCTGCCAACCTGTGTTAGTAGATACCTTACCAATCGCTGTAGCAGTCTCAATAGCAGATCCTTGGAATACCTCTTCTCCTTCTAAGAATCTTGAAGTCTCAACAACAGCTTCTGCTTTACCACCAAATACCTCAGTTAAAAGTGTCTGTCTACCAGATCCTTGAGTTAGGAAGGTAACGTAAGAACCTGCTTGTGCTGCTTGTAAAGTAAGACCAAATCTTAATTGGTCACTTTCTAAACCTGCTACCTCACCAGCAATAGCATAATAGGTCTGTCCAGCGACTAACTGAGTCAAACCTGCGGTACTTGGTTTTGGTAATTCACCTTCTGTGCTACCAATATTATCTGCTCTGAATTGGACTTCTGCACCAGTGGTTATACCATGTGGGAAGTTAAACTGTAGATAGTTAAGGTCTAAGTTAACAACGTAGTTAAATTCTGATTTAAGAGTAACAGTTGGTTCGGATGAATATCCAGCACCACTGTTTTTAATGATGATCTCACTAAGACGATTGTTTTTAACAATTGCTTCTGCCTCAGCACCAGATCCACCACCACCTTCAATTACAACAGCAGGAGTTGAAGTATAACCAGCACCTGGGTTGGTTATCTTAATCTGACTTAGTATTGATGTATTAAAGAGTTGTAGGTTAACAGGGAATGTAATCTCTGGTTTTAAGGTATAATCATGTGAGTAACCGAAACCAAATTCATTATTTTTCAGTCTCTTAATCTTACCAATATTATTACCTGTTAAGAATACAGATGCACCAGTACCTTCAGCAGGAATAACAACACTAACAGCACCACCAGAACCTGCAAGTGTCTGACCTAAGATTCCAGGAATAGCATCAATATCAACAGATGCAATAGTATATCCTTTACCTGGGTCTGCTACTTGAGCATTAGTAAGAGTACCTGATCCAACCTCATCATCAACTTCAACAGTAATAGTTACTTTACCACCTTCACCATCTCCTAAAATTGGGACATCATAGTAAACACCTGGAGCATACTCAGTACCTCCATCAAGAATTACAACCTTCTCAACTTGTCTGAAGGATGCAATATCACTAATGATAGGTAACTTCTGATAGAATCCACCTGGAGAAACCAGTTGAATTGTATTGATAGGTCCAACTGCTCTTGTAGAAGTAGTTGAATAGTATGAATAGACTTGATCAAATTCATCAGTGCCAACTTCAGCGTTGTTTCTCTCTGGCTCTTTTAATAATTGGAATTTAAAACTAGTATCTGTTGGTACTTCGGTAACAGTAAATGTGCCTTCAAATGGAGTAGTAATAACATCAATGAAGGATAGAGGTCCAACAGGAGAGTCAGTGCCAGTCCTGGATGGATCGAAGTAGTAAGAGATATTAGTTACATCACCTAATACAGAGAATTTAACAAACGGATATTGACCAGCACCTAAAGGAACACCTGGTGTGCCAGATCTCTCAATATTGTTAAATGAATATTCTAGTTTGTATTGGTTATCCTGAGAGAATGATAGGTAATAACCGAAGTTAGAAGTATCAGATACATCAAAGACATACTGATGATTTCTAGTAAATTCTAATGTTGGATGCTTGGCATAGATGTTAACACTATTAATAGCATTGTTATTAAATGCAGGGTCACTTACAGCAACATCTCTAATACCAAATGTATACTCTCTAGATCCAATTACCTGATCAATAAAGAATGATCCATTAAACTGTGTACCAGTGAATCCTTCAGTAAAGATAATACTACCAGCATCAAAGTTATGAGCACTATTTGATGTGCAATAAACGTACTTAGTACGAGCAGTTGCAGTCCTAATAATATCTTTCTCTAAACGTGCTGTAACACGAATCTTCTTAACAGATGCTAATCCACCAATAACTACACTCTTCTCATCTTCAGCAACAGTTATATTACCAGCATTAACACTAATAACATCTTCTGGGATGTATAGTGAACCAGGATGTATCTCTATAATCTGTACTGTATAGTTGTTACCTAAGTCATATCCTAGGTTTCTAGCGTAATCACTGATAGGCTCAGAGGTTGATATAAATGTCCAAGTTACACTTCCATCAGAAGCATCACCAGTAGTATGAACTGGAGCAGTTGTACCAGATACACCAGCACCACCACTTGCTACCTCATATACATTTAACTTATGTCTTACTCTCTGACCAACAACATATAATAGGTTGTTGTCCCACTCAGGCATATCACTACCTTGATATTGTGGCATTGGATATGGATGTTGTGTTAGGTCAAGAGTAAACTTACCTGCATCATCAATGAATACCCAGTTTATATTACCATCACTTGCTTGACCAGCAGTATGAGTAAGTGCAATTGTGCCAGATGTACCAGCACCTAGTGCTTCATAGATCTTCTTGTCACTGTATACTCTATCTCCTTGAGCATATACTGTAGCAGCTTGCCAAGGACTCTCTGGTTCATCAATATTGAAATATTGACCTGCTATTTGGTTTACATCAGCAACGTCAGTTCTAAACCTATCTTCATCGTTAAATGTACCATACATTTTACCGACTTGATACTTATTGCCGAATCCAGGATTAAGTAAAGTGCCCTCAGGTACTTTTACGATTGTGCCGTATGCTTGAGTAACTCCAGCACTATTAAATTGCTGTATGATAGCACCCTTAGTTAACTTAACATCTTGGTTAAATGTAAACTCAAGGACATTATCAATCTTCTGATATAGAGCATCACGGATATAGAACTTACTAATTACATCAGCACTAATCTGTAATGTCTTACCTAATGGTGATGGAACTGTAGAAGTCTTAGTTGCATACTCAGACTTAGTTGTAGTAAAGGTATATGTTCCAGGTATAAAGGTTGCAGCAACCTGTGACATATCCAAGATCTGAAGACCACCAGCACCTAATTCCCAAGGACTAAATGCAGATATGTTTAGATCAGCCCAAGTGGTAGGAGTTTCAATATCACTAAACTCTATAGTTGACCACTTATCTAATCCAGTAAGAGTATAAGATGCTCTCTTATCATGGAGTCTATCAAACTTGATTAAGGCAGAATCTGAATTACTTGTAGTAATAGGAATCTCTTCTGTTGGTAGTTGATATGCAGTATTGTATGGTGCTACATCATCAACTACAAGATCATCTATCCAACCAATGAATGAGTTACCACTTACAGGACCAGAATACTTACCAGCAAAGGTTACATCAGCAACGCTAATATCAGATGTAGACTGATAGTTACAGACTAGGTTTCCATTTAAGAATATCTCATACTGATACAATCCAAGAGACTCTTCTCTCTTCTGGAAAGTTACATGACACCATGCAGCACCACCAAATGTAGTCCAGTTAGTAGCAACAGGAGAAGAAGCAACTTCTACTGAGTTAACGTAAATAACAAACTTCTCATAGTTACCACTAGTGCTATCACCATCCAATTCTACTTGTATACTATCACCAGCAACAGGTGTTATATCAAAGAATAATGGTTTAGTATTCTGTGCAGTCTGTTGAGCAGTTGCCATAGAGAACCATGCTCTATAACTCCACTCCTTACCAGTAAGATTTAAAGCAGGAAGTTTAAAGGGGCAGATACCACTTAACTTAAGTGATCCAACACCAAACTTTTGAATAGATGTATCAACCCATGCATTCGCAGTAGTATGGAATGCCATTGTTGATAAATTCTGCTTAGTAGTATCCTCATCTCTAGTAGTATCGTTATTAAAACGATATGATGCTATCTGATCTGATTGTTGTCTATCTACAGCAAGAATACAGTCTCCAGAGTTGTCAACAGTATGCCACTTAGTCTGGAATCCAATATTAGCAGTATCATCAACTTTAGTCTCTTTAATTACAGTACCATCATACTTGAGGTAATGAATTACTGAATATCTTTGATTTTGAGATTCTATAATATCAGTTACTAATGTATAGTTACCAAACACGTCTAAACTGATTCCAGCGTGTTTGATGGAATCTACATTACCAGAAATAGTAACTGTCTTACTCCAAGTCCATGCAGTGTTAGCAGTTGCAACTGGGAACTTATTAATCTGTATTTTCTCCCATTTGGAAGTAGCAGAGTTATAAACGTTCCAAATCAGTACAACATCATTATAATTGTCAATAATAAATCTTGGGTCTCTTACATATCCACCAACTGTAGGAATTTGCCTAATCCAGTCAATTTCAATGTTTGCACCATCATAGAAGAATACACCGAAGATACAGTCATCGTTTTGGTCATTTACACCAACAAACATGAATCTATCATCTGAGATCCACTTAATTTGATGCATTTCTTCTGAATCATCAGCAGAAGCAAGTTTACGTTTTTCTACAAGGTCACCATCAATACTACACTGAATAACCCACATATCGTTAGGATCAGGTGAGTTACTATCAGTATAACCACAAAGGTAAATACGACCATCTTGGTCTAGGTCTAAATCTGTTACCCAGTCCCTTCTAGAAAGACCTGAGATACCTGCAATTGACTTCTGCCATAGTAAGACACCATCAGGTGCATTTGCATTATTAAACCCTGATTCATACTTACCTAACCAAATATCAGGATTATACTGTGAATTGTTAGGATCATAACTTTGACCAACAACATATATGATATCATTCTCAGGAGCATCATCAATATGCATCTTGACGAATTCTGCCTTCTTAGTACCACCATTAACAGGGATTAAGTCTCTTTCCCAGATAAGCTGGCCTAGGTCATCAAATTTAGCAAGAATTGCTGCTTGATCACCATCTGCCTCAAGCACACTACCACAAATATAAGTATAACGTTGTGCAGTAGTTATTGAGTGATGTATAGTAACTTGACCAGCTGCTTCCTTATATTCAGTTAACCAATAACGAGTTTTCTTAAATTGCTGTGGATGAGATACTCTAATCTGTGGAGGATTATCATCATCATATCCATTACCAGAGTTAATGATATTAACAGCATTGATCTGACCAGTACCTTCTAGTTGTAGAGATAACTCAGCATCTTGACCAGATGCAGTAATCAATTCAAATGTAGGTGGAATGTCAAGATTATATCCAGTACCTGCTTGAGTAATATCAATTCTTTCAACACCAGCAACAACCTTCATTCTGTAGATCTTACTGGTATTATCGATAACAGGACGGGAGTTTACAATGATCTCATCTTGCTGTCTTAATTCATGACCTTCAGCAGTGGTAATTACACCGTAAGGACGGTCACCAATTATCTCTTTCTGATAACCAATAATTCTTTGACCTTGTACAGATTCAATAAGAGCAGATGCACCAAATCCACCAGTACCTTCATTATCGAAGAATACGGTATCATTGACCTGATAAGACTCACCTGGGTTCTCAACAACGAATCCATCTATCTGAGCATTTTCAAACTGTGTAGTTGTCTCAACTTCTATATCAACTCTAGACTCTTCTGATACTTTCGGGAAGTAATCATATATTTGTAGAGTTGCCTCTTCAGACATCTCTAGTAATTCTTGCTGCTCATTAGCATCAATCAAACCATCATTATTAGAGTCTTGTATTTCAAAGATTATAGGATAACCTTCAATCTCAGTAGTAAAGACATCTGCCTCTTGGTTTGGTTGACGATCTACATCAATATCAACATCAGTATATGGATCTCTATAACGGACAACACCATCAGGAATATTCTCCTGGGTCGCTATCTGAGAGAAGTTCCAGTCATCTGGAAGTGAGTTAAACTGAGGACCACAAATGTATGGATACTCTGGAAGACCTGATTCACTAGCATCTATAGTTACAAAGTAAGCATATGTGCCATCTGGATAATCTGGTGTCTTACAGAAACGACCATTATAATTGTCTAGGTCACCAGACTGGAAATCATAATAGTAGTCATCAACAAATGTACCAGCAGGGTATGTTGCAATAGGAGGACCATCTACCCTAGCAGGATCAGGATTGGTTATCTCATCATATACAACGTTTGTCTTTAATTTAAAGGAAGTACGCATCCTTCTGATACCACTATTTGCATCAGTAGGATCAATGTATCCATAAGGACCATATATTGGGTTACCATCAAACGCCCAACCAATAATAGGTGAGTGTTGGTAGTTAGATTCTAATTCTTTAAATGTCTGTGTTACAGGATCTAGGAATACGTTGTCACCAACAACATATCTCAATTCTTTAGGATCTGATAGGTGAGCATATTCACCACCAAACTGGTTGTTATATCCAGTGAATACATAACCTCTTGCATTATCAAATTTAGTGTCAAGATCATATTCAAGGTTCTTATTCCACTGATACACAGTAGGTGTAAAGGTCGCTAATTGACCCACTGCTTCGAGTCTAACGGTGGTTAAACCTTGTGTATACCCAATACCCTTGTTGGTGATAGTTATTCCTAATACACGACCTTTGTCTTCTCCAATCGTGCCAATAGTTGCTTTAGCAATAGCACCGAAACCATCACCATTAATGATTACAGTAGGTGCAGTTGTATATGATTCACCAGAGTTAATAATAGCGATAGAAACTATTCTGCCATTAATAACGATTGGTTGTGCTAGAGCACCTTCACCAGAGTTAACCTTAATATCAGGAAGTGAAGTATAACCACTACCAAAGTTTGTTACGTTAACACTCTGAATAGTACCTCTAACGTTAGCAGTTGCAGTTGCCCCGCTACCGCCACCACCTGTGATAGACACTAGAGGTTGAGTAGTATAATTTTTACCTGGTTGCTCTACTAGAATTCTTGTTACTCTACCACCAGTAATAACTGCCTGTGCAGTAGCACCGCTACCATTACCACCAACAATAGAAACTAGTGGTGAGAATGTATATCCAGATCCACCCTCAGTTACCTCAAAGGAGTCTAAACTACCATTAACGATAACCTCAGCAGTAGCACCTGTTCCTCCACCACCTGTAATCTCTACATTAGGTTTAGCACCAGCATCATAGTCTATACCTGAATTGGTGACAGTGATAGATGTTAAAGGACCATATTGGATAAATTCTCTTGATTTGTAAGACCATATAGAAACACCGTTAATCCAAGCACCTATAGGTGTTCCTGGATCAACTGTCTTACGTTCTGAGATTGTCTGGACTAGTCTGGGGAATCTTAAGAGTTTTCTCTGGTTTCCTGGGATGAGAGCAGACCCAGTGAAAGGACCAATCTTATAATTGGGTAGACCAGAAGCAGCAACATAAACATAGTTATCGTTGAAGAATGCATTCTGTATATTAGTAGTAAATTCACTTACAACCTTATTAATGGATGTGACATCAGATTTACCTCTGTTGAGGTCAACTGATAATAAGATATTACCACCAGGTACTATCTCCGTTGGTACTGCTATTTGATATGAGAATGTAAACTGATCAATTCTTGATGTTACAGTGAATGTGCCGTTGTATACAACAGGGTTAGCACCGTATATTGTAACTTGGTCAGAAACTAGTAGACCGTGAGGGTTATCACAAACTACAGTAGCAGTCTGGTTATTAACACCACCAGGAGTAATGTTATTAACCTGAATCAGTTTCTTAACGTTGTATAACCAAGATTGAAGTCTTAATTCTTCAGCAGTAGATCCAAGGTTTGCTACCTTTAGTTTATCTCCTTGAAGGTAATATGACCCAGTATCATTAAGAACTGTAGTACCTGCTTCAGCGATACCTAACACTCTTAACTTACATTCTGTTGAAGTACCTCTATTAACGTAAACATAGATGTCTGACTGGACTATGGTACCAGGATCCCAATCTTCGACGACTCCATTCTTAGACCTAGTACACTCTATGAACTGGTTTAGGGACTTCTCCTTATACTGGACTTCTTCCTCATCATTGACCCTTATAGTACCGTTTCTCTCGGGCCATCCAATAGTGCTGTCAACTGTTAGGATTTGACCGTCTACACTAAGAGGCTCAACTAGACGAGTTTTATAAGGTATAATGAAGTTACCAACTAAGGTTTCTTCAGATATCGCCAACTCGTAGATAGTATCTGTTCCTTCAATGATGGTGATGACATTTTCGATAAGGGCAGATGCAGCAGTAACACTAGTGTCTACTTCATCAGCATATTGGTTAATTTGTGAGTCAATAAGGTTGCTTGGATCACCTTCTATCAACTCTGCACGAAGAATAGTGTCCACAACCCAAGTAGCATGGGATGGACTAATAATTTCGTCTTTTGGATAGTAAAGATCAACATCTTCACCAAATAGGATTTTGAAGAGATATTGAGTTGCTAACTTAGTACCTTTAGAGATATAGAAGTCACTAATATTCTTAATGACCTGTACAGGGTTAACTTTGGAAAAATCAATATCCAAAGTAGGCAAATACTGCCTTCTAAACTTATCAAAGACTTCTTTAATGAATAAAGAGTCTAAATTGGTTACATAAGACCCTGCTGGGTGATTTGATTGTCTTAGAGCAGCTTCACCAGCATATATCTCATTATGAAGGTTATCGTAAGCTACAGGACCAGATACACCTCTAGCACATCCTAAAAACGCACTAGGAGAGTAATTTGCTCCTTCTTCGATAATATCAAATCCAGTAACCTGATCAAACCCAACATCTACCGATGCTCTTGCTGCACGAGGTTCTGCGATGTATATCTTCGGTGGAGACTCTTCTGAGTAACCAGTACCAAAATTAATGATATTAATGTCTGTTATTTCGCCATTAAAGATAGTTGCTTGTGCTAAAGCACCTGTACCTCCAATTGGCACTCCATATCCATCTTTTCTGTCATCTACAATATAAACTGAAGGTGCATCGGTATATCCCTGTCCACCAGTCAACATTTCGATATTTGTGACTGATCCAGATGCTACAGTAACGTCTAAGACCTGAGCACCGATAGGATCGATTATTTTAGTCCTAGGAGGGGTCAGATACCCTCTACCACGGTTGGTAATCTGAATTTCGTAAACTTGCCCATCCTGGTTGATTTTAGCAATTGCTTGAGCATTAATACCACCATCAGGTGCTTGATCGATATAAACAAGAGGGGGATTACTATATCCACTACCCATAGTAGAAACAGTGATACTATCAACGTTAACACGTCCTTCACTGTCAATTGTTGGTTGAGTTATGATTGCTCCACCAGGATTCTTAAATGAGATCGCTGGAATGAAGTCATAACCGCTACCACTGTTAGTAATGGTCAAACTATCGACCATTCCAGTAGTATCGTTAACTGTAAGACTTATTTGTGCAGCAGTTCCATTAGGATCGTTTGGAGACGCTACAATTGGGATTGGAGGGTTATATGAATTGTATCCTTGACCACCATCGATTAAATTGATGTCTTTAATACCACCAATCAAAGATCTGGCAGTTGCACCTCTACCATCGTTACTTGTGATGGTAACTTTAGGTGCAAAGTCTAATCTGTACTTAGATCCACCATCTTTAGGGATTAATGCCCCAATTGTGCCATCATTAGCAACCTTAGCAATTGCGGTTGCTCCTGAACCGTAAGAAGGAGCAATATATTCAACAGACCTAATATGGATAGCATCAGCAGCTCCAATTTCATTTTTGAAAACAACTCTATCTTCAAAAACGGTAAAATCTTCATATGGTACCTGTAAACGACCATTTTTATTAATTATTAGTCCAATTTCGGAAGTTGGGGTGTATGAACTTCCATTTACTCGTAATGGATACTCTTTTGTGTTTTGCCACTCTTGCCAAGGGATAGAATCAGCTACAGTGATGGTTTGATCGGAATATCCGACCAAATATGTCAATCTAGTGAATTCTGAGTCATCGGCACCAGTTCTGTCTCTAGGAGGACTATCAAAACGTATATTAAACCCTTCAATGAAGTAATCTACGTTTGGCACCAACATTGTGTTGTAGGTAATCACAATTAAGTGCTCTGCTGAAGGGGGAGCGACTGGAGTACCTAGAAAGCTTAGCTGGAAGTTATTTTCGACTCCATCGAACAGTGTAAAGGGGTTTTCTAGCTGTTGCTTCTTCTTATTAAACTGTGGAAAGGAAATTCCTGGAGTAATGATGACATCAGGACCACGAGTAACCGATTCGTAGTAAATTACCTCATTATCGATCATCAAGGATCCATTCTGACGCTGGAATCCGTCTATTTCCTCAACTTCTATCTTTTTGTCATATAAACCAATTTCGTTCAGCAGTTTAGTTGAACTTGATAACTCTTCAGAGGTGTAACTATCAAGATCAAGATATCTCAGTAAATTGTTGAGTATATCGTACGGTCTACCTGTTTTTTCCTGAGACTTATAATATTCAAACAAAAAGTTGACTAATTGTCTGTCTTCCTGACGAATAAACTCAGGTAACTGATTTTCGACCCTATCAGAGACGTTAATATTTTTCGTAATCGGCATCTATCTTAGAAACAGGAATCGCTAACTGGATAAGTGAATGAGTCACTTGGATAGTCAATGATATTTATGCCCCCTAGGTCACCAAAATTATAACCATTAAAGTTATTAGGATCGAAGGTGGGGATTGCTACATCATTGATTGTGTAGTCAATTGGATTGACTGTGGGGTTAAAGACCGATGGATCTACGCCAGGTGGTACCGCAATTGACCCACCAGCAGGTAAAACCTGGATAGGCAGTCTCTCAGTGTCATCTGGAGTGCCTTGGATCGCTATCGGACCTACACAAACGTTACCATTTGCATAATCGACACTTCCAACGGACGGATTTAATGTTAATTCGCTTTCATCCCTCGTTGTAACAAGAATTAGGTTACCCTGACCGTCATCTCTTATATTTACAGGAACCAAAACCTGATTAGTTTGATTTGTTGACAATCCAGGAGAAGAAACTGCCACAGCAGTCGCTCCATCGGTCAAAGTTAGGTTAACTAGGTCTTCAGTATAACCAGTTGCATAGAATGTGCCTGATTTTACTGTTGAGAAGGATGGTTTGCACTTACTAGTGCCTCCATCTCCATCTCCATCGCCATCACCACCTCCATCATCGTCTTTTGGACTACCTGCGAAGTTTGAAGGGTCATAAAGTGGGTTACCGAAGTCTAAACACTGAGTAAACACGTTACCAAAGGTGAATTGGTCAAGATTTTGACCTAAAGTCATTTGAGTGACGTTACCAGAGATGCTAGGATCGCTACTATCAACCATCGCACCAAATTTAGACCCATCTATGCGTCCATTGAAGCGATTATTGATACCTGCCTTATTCCACTGGTCAATTCCTTGTAAAATCTTAGTACCGAGTTGAGATCCAGTTAAATCAGTATCATTTCCGTTATAATAAACGTAAGATTTCGGAATAATGTAGAAACTTGTAGGATCAATGATAACAGGATCGATTGAAGCAATAGAATACTTCAATAAGTCCTTTTTAATCTTTTGTTTTGTAGTTGCGTTGAGTTTATTTCCTGTTTTTGGTCTAATTGCAACATAAACCTTACCATATACAGGGGGAGTCAGTTTCTCGCCTCCGTAGGCGGTCACAGACGCTGCCTGGGGGTATATTTCAGAGACTATATGCTCATAGTCATTCTCAGTGACTGCTCTATTCTGAGTTGCATACGCTCTAGGTGCTCTAAACTTGACTGAGAGTGATGTTTCACGGTTTTCACCGTCTTGAGCAGGGTCTTTAGTAGTTAACTTTATAGCATTGGGTGAAACAATCCTTGCATCACTGTCAACAACCTGACCAACGAAGTCAAAATCTCTTGCACCGTTAGCTTCAACCCCATCAGTGGTCACATATGTGATTCTGATGTATTCACCATCAATTAATTTACGTCCAATTGACCCATCTCCGAAAACAAGACGGTATCTCATGTCATCTGTCTCTTCCAAGTAGTAAATTCTGGAAGTTGCATTGGCATTTGTGACGTTTGCAGCAAGACTATAGGTATCAGTCTCTGATGATTGAGCACTTGGAGAGATATCTACGGTTAAAAGATCAGTATCTACGTTTTCATCAGGAATAATGAAGTCTTGTTTCCTAGTATAGTCAACTGTATAGTTTGCAGTAAGTAAATTACCTTGATAAACAGGGATACACTCAAAAATTGCCTGTCCAGTAGAAGGATCTACTGATACTTGAACGTCTTGAGTAAGTGCAAAGGTATAACTATCGTTTTCATTGTCTGCAACAAAGACATCACCCTTCCTAACAGTGGCAAATTCTGGGAAAGTGGTGCCATTTAGACCAATTGTTGTCTGTGCAACCAACTTTACACCTGCTCTAGGTGCTTTTATTGACCTTGGAGTGTAATTTAACTGCTTTGCGATCCTTACAATGTTATCTCTAATCGTTGCAGTCTCTAAAAATGCTTCATTCAACGCCATGTTAGCGTTAAATGCAGTGTAATATGTGTTGTATGCTAGGATATCGATCAGATATGAAGCAGAACTACCCTCAAAATCATAATCTGTAAACTCTTTTCGAGTTCTAAGGTATGATCTGATGGATTCTTTGATCTCAAAGAAGTCTAAGGACGTTAATTGTGAAGGAATTGCTGCCATTTTATGCTCTCTCTAGGAGAAATTCGACGTTTTGGGTTTCTGATTCACCTACAATGGTATAATCTATACCTATTTGCACGGAATTGATCTCAGAATCATCACGAAGAGACACCCCAGTTACTTTAATACGGGGTTCAAGTCTTGTTAGACAGTTATAAATTTCACTTTTAATAGTATCCACTGCAAATGGATCCCATGGTTCAAACAAAAGTGCCTTAACTTTAGATCCAATGCTTTTTTGAAAGGGTCTTTCACCGAACATTGTCAGAATTAGGTTACGAACTGACTGCTTTATAGCATTCTCATTCTTAACCACACCAAAATCACCAGTATTAGGATTCGCTTTAAAAGACACAGCTAAGTCCTTGAATCCTCTACTGACATATTTTTCTGATCTGAACCTGTAGGTGGGCATTCTTGTCTACTTTTACTAAGATATTTATCACATCTTGGGTCAGTAATTAAGTATTTACAATATTCCCAACCGTTTTCCTTAAAGGAATCGGACATATCGACAGGTCGTTCAGGATATCCCATTAGTTTGACCCTATTATGTTTTATTTATAGGGTTTTCCGACTATTTTCCTTGACCTCTATACTTCTTCCTTGCTCCATTACGTGCAGAAGCAGCTAATTTCGTGTTTTTTGAGTTTCCTTGCCTAGTTTTCTTAGGTTGTGGCTTAGTATAACCACCAGTTGAACCGTATAATGCCATAATTTTGGATAAACTACTATGATGATAGCACAGTTGCATGCCCCCAGGCAACCACAGATGAACAAGGGTAACTCCAACCAGGAAATCCAACTCCTAGAGGGTCTAATATCCTTGCAATAGGCAATTTCAGAGCAAATACTGTTAAAGTTGTTGCCATAACAATCCTAGTATGCCCCACACCACCTCCATCTTCGATTGTAAGGACACTGCAAGGGATTGGAGTTGGCGTTGGACACATTGCTTTACCACAAGGACACATGTACACAACAATATTAGTACATACCGCTATATGTGGTGTAAAGGTATCACCCAATAACATGATAGGAATCCTATTCACCTGCACAGTTGCCCTATAAGGAGTAACAGGGAATATAGGAATTAAGGGTTGAGGAGGCCACCAACAGGTAAACTCTTTAATGACTATGCTGTAGGGGATAGGAGGGGTGCCACACGACTGTACAGAGTGCACAGTGGATGGTAAACACAATCCATGACCACTACAAGGTAGTCCGTTTAGAGATGAAACTGGTAATAGGTATCCAAATGCCATTATCTTCTAGGTTCTATGATATCGTTGACTTCTTGTCCATCTGTCCAAGATCCTTCTTCACTACACTCATCAAAGAATGGATTACCGTAGTTACGGATCGCCCTACCCAGGGCTATAACTCCACCAGTGAGGTAGTTTCTTACTACCATGGTACCATTATATGTTCCCATAATCAACCTAGCGTTAGATTCACTCTCTATAATCCTATTCGGTGGTATTGCAATAGACGCATCCATAACTTTATCTAGTGCTACACAGGAATCATATAACTCACTGGTCTGACAGAAGGTTTGACCTGCTATAGGATTACCATTAGCATCATATCCACAGTATACACTAAGAGGTCCATCATTAGCAGTTATGTTACGCACATAAGTATCCCAACACTCATTAGGTGGTACTCCATTAGTGCAAGTAGCTACACTGATAGCAGTATAATCTACAGAGTGAGGTGTACCTGCTGGATCTCCTGCCGTAGGGTGACCTAACCATGTCTGCACTGCTGATGAAGCAGTGATATTATCACCAGCCCACATCTGCAATTG